TACAACTGATGCAGTTTGTGCGATTGCTTTTGGTGGAGATAAAACTGCAACTAACGGAACGTTTACAATTCAATTTCCTACAGCAGACGCTACAAACGCAATCATAAGATTAGCGTAAGGAGGACTAGATGTCCGACGTATCTTCAGGATGGGGTCGATTCACCTGGGGCCAGGCTTATTGGAACCGTGATGCATTACTCGCAACTGGTTGGGGTGCAAAAGCATGGAATGATGGTGAGTGGGGTAATCTCGCTGATGAAACAGTTTCATTAACAGGCGTATCAGCTACATTTTCAATAGGATCAGGAACAAGTATAACAGCAGCAGCTGTTGTTGAACCTACAGGAGTTTCATTTACAGGATCTGTTGGTTCTATATCACCAGTAATTCCAAAAACAGTTGAGTTATCAGGAGTATCTTTTCAATCAACTGTTGATTCATTAACTACAACAGCAGATGCAAACGTTGCTATGACAGGCATAGCTTCGACTTTTGCAAATGGTGTAATTACACCTTCAGATCAAGTTATGGGTCTAACGGGTCAGTCAGCTACTTTTTCTCAAGGAACTGCAGTTGCACCGAACGAAGATGTAACTTTAACCGGTCAAGCAATAACTTCATCACAAGGAACAGCATTAGGATTTGGGGGTAGTTTAGTTTTACCATCAGCACTTACTATTACATCAGCACAAGGAACAGCAATTGCTCCAAACAATGCACAAACATTATCAGGTCAACAAGCAGAATTTTCTGTTGGATCTCTTGTAGGATTAGGTTCTGCAGTTGCAGATTTAACAGGTATTTCTATGACAGGATCAGTAGGCTCATTAACTATAGCAGATCAAGTTATGGGTTTAACTGGAGTTTCTTTTACAGGTTCTGTAGGATCAATAGATCCAGCAGATCAAGTTATGGGTTTAACTGGACAAGAGGCTACAGTTTCGGTAGGAATACCATTTATTAAAGCTTATGCAGATATTGACACAGGAAGTAACACGTCATATAGTAATATTTCAACGGGTTCGAATACATCTTATTCGGATGTTGCAACTGGCTCAAATACAAGCTATAACGACGTAACAGGAGAAGCAGCTTAATGGCATCGACATATACACCTCTCGGTATTGAACTTCAGGCAACTGGTGAAAATGCGGGTACGTGGGGTACAAAGACAAATACTAATTTACAGATTGTAGAGCAGATAACTGGTGGCTATATAGCAAAGTCTATTGCTGGTGGTGCACAAACAACAGCTCTTGCAGTTAGTGATGGATCAACTGGAGCAGAATTAGCTCACAGAGTTATAGAATTTACAGGCACAATTACAGGAAATCAAATTGTTACAATTCCATTAGATGTAGAAAATTTCTTTATTTTAAAAAATTCAACATCAGGTGCATACACAGTACAATTTAAATATGCGTCTGGATCAGGTGCAACTGTAACTTTTTCAACTACACAAAAAAGCACAAAAATAGTTTATTGTGAAGGTTCAACTAATACTGCAACTAACCCAAACATTTATGAAATATCAACTGCAAGTGATGTGGTTGATGATACATCACCTCAATTAGGTGGTAATTTAGACACTAACTCTTTCATGATTGACTTTGATGATGATCATG